ACATTCCTTGAGTTAGCATTGATGGAGGAAGGTGCGCCCCTCGTTTCCTTAGTCTTTCCAAGCGTTCAGCTTCCAGGTTCTCTATTCGGTTCTTTTCCGCTTGGGCTTCGGCTTTTGCTTTTGCTATAGCAGCCCTTTGCTCCCTCCTGGCCTTGTCGGCCGCATCCTGCTGTTTTACAGAACTCCAAATCGACGCGCCTGCGCCCGCTACTGCGCCAAGCGCTGTTATCCAAGCTGCTGCTGTTCCTGCTGCCATAACTATAGCTCCATTGTTGAATATAAAAAATGTTCCGGCTTACTAAAATTAATCAATTCCATAAAGCGTTCCCACTTATTTCCAGCCTCGGCTGAATTGACGGCTATTATCTTTTTAATGCCCAATTCCTTCAACCCCGGGATAATTACACTGAATATGCCGGTCTTAAATGCCTTAAAGCTGCCCCTTGACCATAATTCAAAAACAAGGTGAGCGACACATTCTTTGTTTGGCAGAAAACCTAATGCTAAATGCCCGATAACCTCTTTGCCCTCATTCAGTATATCAATATATCTGTAAGGTATATCCTTGTGCTTTTTGAAACACTCAGGGCAATCAACCTCTTTTGTTATTATGGTGTCAAACATTATGCGGCGTTCATCCACGGCTGAGACCTATAAGCATATCCATTTGTCTGTGTTTTTCTTTGGTTGCAACTATACTCTTTTCATATAAATAAACAATCGCTGCTTCTAATTCCTCACGCGTTAAATCCTCAAGCTTTACACCACGAAACCTCATATCTTTTATCTTTTCGACATGCCTGTCAACAAATCTTTTTGGTATCATTCTAAAGCCTCCTCAAGCTATGCGTTATTAAAAACATCATACTCTGTTATTGACCGCTCAACATATCCATTGTCCCTGTGTGCTTGCCAATCATTAGCCAACAATCTTGCCGCTTTTGCAATATCGCCATCCGGTATATCTGGACTATATCGCTTGAGCAAATCATAATATCTTTGGTATGTCAAGTCGTATGCGTTCATACGTTCGCAAAAACATCATAGTCGGTCTTTGCCCTCCGTGTAAATTGTGAATGATGCTGTTCTGTTTCAGTCCTGGGAAACTCAGCGCCAAATTCAGGATCTAATATCCTTGCAAAACAGTCAAGCATGTCATCATGTGAACCAACGGGAAATGTCAACAGTTCATCATCTCTTAATTCTTGTACTAAATCACATTGTTTCCCATCATAGCTTATAAAAGGACAGGTAAAAGGTAAAAACACCCTGCCAGACTCCCAAGGAGGGATTAGCTTCCTAATTCTGTCAAGTTTAGGCATACTACCGCCCAAAGGTATTATCTGGAATCTGTAATGATCCCGATCCATAGCATACTCGATATGCTCAATGTCGCTGTCTTTACCGTACTTCTCATAGCCTGTCTTTAGTGGATTGTATTTTCTTTGCAGCTTAAATAATGCTTCGGTGCGCTGCGTCAGGTTCAGCCTGTCCCGAATACCGTCTATAAGATAATAGTTCTGGTCTTCGCCTAAACCAATTACAAGCATGACAGTATAATCAGGATCATGCCCCTGCCCTCTTTTCTTTTCACCGGCAGGATCGCATAGCAAGTATCTGTTTAAATGATTCCATTCCTGGTTATTATAGTGAAGATTCCATGCAGGATTAAAGCCTTGTGCTTCATCTGCTTGTGGGTTCTGAAGGTACTGACAGGCGAACTGATAAGGGCCGTTGTCTCTGCGCCTGATCTGTAGCAACTCATTAGTAAAGAATACGGGCTTTCCATCTTCCCTGTCGTTGTCTGTGGCTGTATGGATTCTCGGTATCGCTATATCTTCTCGAAGGATTTGACCGTATGGATCGTTCTGGTGGTATCTGGTGCCTATTATTCGCTTAATATTGGTTTCTTTGTAATGTTTTATAGGTGCGGCACTTCCCAGGTTAGCACTCAAGCGCCATCCTTCCATTGATTTCTTTATCTGTTCCGGGTTGGTAACATGCCTTTCTGTAATAATATCGTCATATATTCTGATAGGATAGTGCCTACCTGTTGGCATTGCGTCAAGCCCCCAGCATTCAAGAGTGTTCTCTTTGAATACAGATGTTCTTTTAAATGTCAAACCCTTTTCATCAGACCATGCCACACTGCCTTTGCGTGTTTCTTTTAAAGGTTCCTGCCAGAATACATCAGGCCACAACTCATACAACTTAGGATTACTTTCGCAAGTTTTCTTTATCTCACTGCCAAACTTTATAGCCTCACCTCTGGTAACGCTAAATATCGCAATCCTGGTATTTACATCGTTGATTATGTCCTGTAGGGTTAATCCAAAGGTGATGATCGTTGACTTGTAATGCTCCCTTGCCCACAAATCAATGTAGCCGTTCGGGGCTGTCTGGACTTCCTTACATCTATCAAACAACCAATCACAATCCACATCGTTACGGTCAAGCACATACACCAGAAGATAGAACAGGTCGTTAGCCCCAATCATAGCAGCTATTTTCTTTTGGGAAGCTATGCCTTCTTTCTTTGCCTTTGCTAATATCTGTCCGTAAAACTCATGAGCTTGTGTTCTGGTTGTTAGGTTTTTCATGGTTGGTTAAGCTTCCTGCTCCCAGTAAAAATCTTCTTGCATAGACTTTACCATAATTTCCCAAACCCTTCCATTGTCTAATGAGACCGACCCTGTTTCTGCTAAACATGATGGTCTGCGAGATTTATAATCGATTGTATCGTCTTTCCACTGCTCTTCAGTATATTTGGGCGTGTCTTTCAACACCCTCTTTATATATTTGGACAACCCTATTAGCCTATCTTTGTCGTCTCCCTCATATATTTCCACCCTTAAACCTCCTCAAGTTTAATTCACCCGCCGGTTACGACATAGCATTAATTATCGTATTTACAGGCAGTTATAAAAATGCCTTTTTAGCTGCTTTACCTCGTTATAATGATGGTAAATGTAGCCCTAATAGTGTTGGTTGATGCTCCGCTGGTTATAATCTCGATAGCCTGTCCGGCTGTAACCGTGTTTAGGGCTGTTGGTGTGCAACTATCAACATCGCCTGCTGCAGACGAAGTATGGGTAATTGAAATAGATGCGCCTGTTACTGCTGTACCTCCAAGCTCAACCGTAATAACAGCCGGGGCGGTAGCAATCGTTCCGTTAATAACTGAGTAGATTGTGGTTATTGTCCCGGCATAAGGAGCCGCAACCCACACGCTACCGGCCGTACTAATGTCAGTCATATCTACAGTAATAACATCAGCATATGCCACACTGTCAATATATATGTCGTTTATCCACCCCTCGCTCCATATATGCCTGCTATCGCCCAACTTGCCCTTAACGCCAAGACTGCCTGAATGCTGTACAACCTCTGCTAATGCTGATCCTGTAAAGATTAATACTGTAATGATTGCAATAGATACTAACAGTTTCTTCATTTTGCTTCTCCTTTATACATTTTATTGAACATGTCCGCCAAGGCAGGCGAAACATCGTGTTCTGTCTTAATGTCCTGCTTGATTTCCTTCACATCACGCCAACCACATATATTTTTGCCTGTCCTCCATGCAAAGCCAGCATCAAATGTTCGGTTAAGTCCGCCCTGTGTAAGTATTTCTTCTTGGATTTTTTTACATTTACTATAGGATAAGGAAAAATCTTTGTGGACTTTTTTCCATTCTTGCAAAGTGTCTGCATCTATTGATATTTCTCTTGCATACGCTGAAAAAAAGGGAAGGCTTGGTTTCTTCGTGTTGAGTTGTTTTGAAAAGAAATTGATAATATCCTGGCAATACTCTGGTCTGTATTTTGTCGGTCTTCCTTTACCTTTCTTTTTAGCTGCCATAATCCTCAAAACCTATAAACCAAATAACTCCGACTATAGCCAATACGGGTAACATATACATTGTCGCAGATATAAATATGAGAAATTGCATAAGCCCTAATGTAATGAGTAAGCCAAGCACTCTTTTAAAGACGTCACTGCCTTTATGCCCGATTCTCATTATTGCCCTGCCTCCTTAAGCATCTGCTTATATTTCTTGCGGTTCTTTACAGCTTTTTCGCCTACGCCGGAATAAGCGCCCGAATTGCTTGTATTCTGCCTGGCTTCAATAGCTCTGCCTTGCCGTGTTGCTCGTTTCTTCGCGTTTTCACCAGTATAACAAGTTCCTTCATCGCCATACTGGAAACCGCTTTTACCGTCTTTTGTGCAGATTTTTATTGGCATGTTTCTCTCTTATCACAATCCATTATAGGATGTCAAG